GTGGTATTTCTGCTGTTTACTTTGTAAATAAAGGCGACTTAGGTGCTGTATCCTATGATAATACTGACACAGACGTTATTCTTAGTGTAGGTGACTCTCCAGCTGGGGATGAAAATCAATTTGCTTATAAATTTGATGTAAGAGGTACTTCATCATTTACAGAAACACCAACTGTAAGTAGAGATAATGGTACTACTTTCTTTGAACAAGCATTGGAATTGGTATTACCAAAACTAACTAAAAAAGACCACAACACAGTTAAGTTGTTGGCTTACGGAAGTCCTCACGTTATAATTGAAGATAACAATGGAAACTTATTTTTAGCAGGTTTAGAGTATGGTATGGATATTAGTGGTGGTTCTGTCGCTACTGGTGCTGCTATGGGAGATATGAGTGGGTATACTTTGTCATTCACAGGAATGGAAAAAGTACCTGCTAACTTCATAGGAAATTCTTTAGATGTTGCTGGATTCACAGTAGTTGCTGGAGTATAATTGGCAACACTTATTAAAATTGATAAGCTACATTTAATCGTGTAGCTTATTTTTTTTAAATAAAACAAAATACTTCAATTACGTTATATTAGTATGAAAATATTAAAACCAATAACTACACCTCAAACTATACTTATTCAGCCTAGAAAATCAGATTTCTATTCGGTTGATGATTACGAGTATAGAGTAGAAAGTGGTTTGGGTTCATTAGAGATTTCTGATTGTATTTATGATTTTTTTTATGATATAAACGAGGTATCATTAATTATAAGAAAAGATGGAGAAGGTGTTAGTGAAACTGTAAGTAGTACTTCTTGTTTACCATCAGGTAATTTTTTAGAAATAGGATTTTCGACTACTATATTAGAAGAAGGAGAAACATATAGTTTTAGTGTGCTATTTGAAGGAGATATAATCTATAAAGACAAAATTTACGCAACTGCAAAAGATGATTTTACTATAAAGCACGTTTCGGTTCAAGACGAATACACGACTTATAATCCAGTTGATGATAATACTTATATAATTAGGTAATGGAAGAAAAAAAAGAATATAAAAGTAACTTTAGAGTAATTAGCTTATCCTCTTATCAGACACCTGTTGTTAAGGAGGAGTATAATAAGGATTACATTAAGTTTGGGGATAACAATGATTACTTTGAAAAGTTAGTAGATAACTATTTAAGTAGTGCTACAAATTCAAGATGTATTAGTGGTATCTCTGATATGATTTACGGTAGAGGTTTAGAATCATTAAACTCTGAACAATTCCCACAAGATTATGTATTATTTAAGAATTTAATCAAGTCTGATGATGTAAAGAGATTGATTAAGGATTATTATATGTTAGGTCAAGCAGCTTTGCAAATAACTTACAATAAACAAAAAACAAAAATACTAAAAGTATCTCATTTTCCTATGTACACTTTAAGAGCAAGTAAAGCTGTTAATGGTGTTATCAAGACTTGGAAATATCATCCTGATTGGATAAATAAAAAGACTAGTGATGTATTAAAAGACATACCTAGTTTTAAACAAGGTAGTAAAACAGAATTAAATGAATTGTACATATTCAAACCTTACAATCCTAAGTTTTACTATTATGCACCTGCTTTCTATCACGGATGCTTACAATATGCAGAATTAGAAGGTCAAGTATCAGAGTACCATATATCGAATATACAGAATGGTCTAGCCCCTAGCTTATTTCTGAATTTTAATAATGGGATTCCAGATGAATCAACTCAAATAGCTATTGAGAATAAAGTAAATGATAAGTTTAGTGGTGCTTCTAATAGTGGGAAGGCTATGATTGCTTTTAATGATAGTGTAGAAACACAAGCTACTATACAGCCAATACATTTACCTGATGCTCACGCACAATATCAATTCTTATCAGACGAAGCTAGAGAAAAGATTATGCTTGGCCACGGAATTGTATCTCCTATCTTATTAGGTATTAAAGACAATACAGGTTTTGGTAATAATGCTGAAGAATTACGCACAGCATCTATATTAATGGATAACGTTATTATCAGACCAAGACAAGATGAGATTATTAATGGGTTGAAAGAAATACTATCTTTTAATGGTATCAATCAAGAATTATACTTTATCACTTTACAACCTATCGAGTTTACAGAGTTAGATAATATCTCTACTAAGATTAAACGTGAAGAAGAAACAGGAGAGAAACTATCATCACAAGTAGAAGATTTCTCTGATGAAGAAGGAGATGAGATGNTAAATAGTTTAGAGGGATTAGGAGAGGTTTTAAGCGACGAATGGGAGTTAGTCCATACTGAAGTATATGATGGNCAAGAAAGTCCTCTTAAAATGGCTGAAATTAAGCGAGAAGATAGTTCTTCNTCAGAAGATAATGATGTGTACAAANTAAGGTACGCTTATATGCCTGAAAGAAAATCTCCTGATAGCAGAAAGTTCTGTAAGAGTATGGAAGTATTCACATCTCAAAACTTAGTATTCAGAAAAGAAGATATTAATCAAATGTCTTTTAGAGGTGTAAATAAAGAGTTAGGTCATCAAGGGAGAAACTACTCACTACTAAAATTTAAGGGTGGTAAAAACTGCCATCACTACTGGGAGATGAGAGTTTACAGAAAGAAAAGTGGTAGGAGAGTAAATGAAGACAAAGCATTTGAAGATGGTTTAAAACAACCTAAAAACCCTGCTGAAATGACAGAGAGAATGATTGATAGACAAGACAAAGGTGCTTATAGAAATGTGTTATCTCAAATTAAAAAATTATTAGGTTATGAGTAAAGCGTTGTTAATTACGGTAAAAGATTTAAAAGACAACTCTATTATATCTGGTAGTACAGATGCTGATAAGCTAATTCATTTTATTGAGGTAGCACAAGATATTCATATTCAGCAATATTTAGGAACAAGATTATATGATAAGTTTCAGTCTTTAATAATTGCAAATACTATTAATGATGTTGCTAATGCAGATTATAAAGCATTAAGAGATAATTATATCAAACCTATGTTAATTTGGTTTTCACAAATGGAGTATTTACCTTTTTCTATGTTTAAGATAGATAATGGTGGGTTGTCTAAACATAGAGGAGAGAATGATGATTCTGTTAATTATGCAGATATAGATAGAATGGAGAGTAAAGCAAGAGCAAGAGCAGAGTTTTATACAGCAAGGTTTACTGATTATATGTGTAACAATAGTCATAAGTTTCCTGAATATTTAAACAATAGTAATGGAGATATGCGACCTGACAGAGATAGTAGTAGTTTTTCAAGTATTGTATTATAATGGAGCAAAATAAAAAGAAAAGAGGTAGCTACAAGCCTAAAAAAGAAAATGAAATAAAGTTAAATTTATTTTATAGTAAGTTTAAGGAGAAAAACAAAGAAAAAATAGAAGAAAATGGCAAATGAAATATATACAGTTAGTTGGTGGGGGTTACCACAAAAAGATGGTTGGGGTGGCATATACTATGATTTTGCGTTCCCTTCTTTTATTGGGAATAAATACTTAGAAAGAGTAGAATTAGATGGTGGGGTTGTAGAGTCTTTTGATTGTCTTTCAGAAGCATTATCTTTTTTAGATATATACAACTGGGAATATTATTTCAGAGTAGTTGAAGATTTAGGAGTTGTAGAGAGTTTAGAATGTGTAACAATATAAAAAAAAATAAATAAATATGGCAATACCAAGCATAGCAATGATACCTAGTGGTTACAAAGCTAGTAAATTATACAGTGTTCTCCCTACTGATGGTAGTGGAGATTTAACAGTAGTAAGAGCAGGAGCAACTCCTAATTTTAATGCAACAAGAGTGAATTCAAGTGGTTTAATTGAAAGCGTTTTACCAAACGTACCAAGATTAGATTATACAGGTGGTGGATGTCCAAGTCTTTTAGTAGAACCACAAAGAACGAATTTAATAACGTATTCAGAAGATTTTAGTCAAAGTGCTTGGGTTAAAACAAACGCAACTGTTTCATCAAATCAAGTTATTTCTCCTGATGGAACTTTAAATGCTGATAAATTAGTTGAGAATACTGCAAATGCAGTTCATCAAATTAACGTAAATACATCAATTGTTGGAAACGATTATTCATTTTCTGTTTTTGTAAAAAAAGCAGAACGTAAATATGTTTCTTTAGTTTATTCTGATTTAGTTAGATATCTATCTCAATATACTTTTGATTTAGAAGATGGTGTGCTAACTGATAGTTATGATTATATCGGTGTTACATCAACATTTGTTTCAGAAGATTATGGAAATGGGTGGTATAGATTAACTCTTTCATCAAATTATGCTTCTTGGAGTGGTGCTATT